GCCCACCCTGCCCATCCCCACGGACCTATCAGATACAGGTGGTCGTTCATCGCGCTCTTCATCACATCTTCACCTTAGAGGTCTTGCGACCCGTTTGCACTTCTTGACGCAGTAGCTGTAGCTCCTCCTGCTGCTGCCGGATCATTTGCGTCAGCTCATCGAGCTTCTGCGTGTTGTCGCTCGCTTGGGTCGCCACCATCAGGCGGGCCAGCTTCTCGTCGAACGCGCCGGGCAGGTCCTCCATCTTGCCGTTCATCGCCACGATGCTGCGCTGGAGGACGCGCTGGTTCTTGTCCAGCTGCTCGAGGCTGGTGAGGATGGGTTGCAGGATGGTGTCCTTGGCGAGCTGCCGCTCGGAGACGAGATAGTCTCGCAGACGCTGGTCGTACTGCATGATGGTGCCGTTGACCACGTTGGTCACGGCCTCGTCGCTGACGGCAGCCAGGTGCTCGGTCTGCTCGCTCAGGTCCTTCTTGGTGACCATGATGCCGAGGCGGTCTTGGAGAAAGCCCGTGCCCCAGAAGAGGTACATGGCGAGCACGATGGCGAGGGCGATGCCGCTGGCGACGCCATAGCCCACGAACCGCTTCAGTGCGCTCGGTATCGCCGCCCAGATGTTCTGCATGACCTCCATCATGGCCTCTGCTCTGGCTTATACTTCGTCGTCTGCGGCTGCCAGAACCACAGGCTCGACCACCATGTCTGCCTGACGCTGGGCTTGCCGGGCGTGTGCTTGGATGATGTGCCGAGGTCGTACTTGGGTCGAGCGAAGTGGGTGTTGCTGTCCATCGGCGCAGCGCATGCCACGAGGCTGCAGGTGAGCAGCAGCGCCATGATGGATGTCAGCAGCGCCACCAGTGCCATGCGCATCAGCAGCCTCTCGCGCTCTGCTCTGGTGGTCATGGCTTGCTGAAGGTGATGCCGTCGTAGATGTCGCCGATGGCCCTGTCCTCGTCTTCGTTGGGCACCATCAGGTCGTAGAGACCGGGGTAGACGTAGGTCGGAAGGTCGGCCAGATCAAGGACGATGATGTTGTGGACTATGCCACCGCGGATGACGCAGACCCTGTTCATATTCCAAAGACTTCGTAGAGGATAATGAATCCGTCACCACCAGCACCACCAGCACCGCGTGTGCCGCTGCCTGTCCCACCGCCGCCGCCGCCGCCAGCAGCGCGACCGCCGTTGCCGCCGTTGCCCGCCGTGCCTGTCGTGATGCCGCCGCCACCACCACCACCTGTGCCGATGCCGATGGTCGATGCAATGAGACCAAGCAAAGGGTTGATGTAGATGTCGCTCACACCGTTGCCGCCATTGCCACCACCAGCTGTGCCAGCAGCACCGCCGCTGGTCTGCGTTGTTGACCATGCAGCACCGCCAGCTTTGCCCGCCTGTTGCACGCCACCACTTACGCCACATCCACCACCGCCTCCGGGTGCTGCCGCTGATGATCCAACCAAGTTGGCACCGCTAATAATACCAGCAGCAACATCTGTGGCTGTGGCATTTGCACGCGCTCCAGTTCCTCCTCGGCCTCCGCTGATGCTTGATCCATTGACCACGGGTGTGTTGAGAGCAGCATCGCCACCTGCGCCAGCCGCTACCGATGCCGCAGATGTGCTTCCTCCAGTTCCGCCGCTGCCGCCCTTAGCTTCTGCGTGTGCGCCAAATAGTGTCGCACCACCTGCACCGCCATTGCCTGTTGCAACGCTCACAGCACCTGCGCCTATTGCATAAGTCTCCGTGGTTAGCAGCGATGCCGCAGGTATCCACAGGCGAGATATACTTCCACCACCGCCACCGCCACCACCTGTGACGTTCGTCACGTTCACGTTGCCAGCACCACCAGCACCACCACCACCCGCAGCGAACACCCAGACGCCCTTGAACGATGCGTCCGTAGGCTTGCTCCAGCTTCCGCCCGTGGTGAACTCGCGCAGCACGTTAGCAGGCGGAGCCACCACCCACGACCCGCTCACCAGCGAGCCTACATCGTTGCCGCCGCTGTCGTGGACGTTGACGGCTGCCGTGGCACCGCAAGGGTCGGCCACCGTGCCATAGGTCGTGCCGTTGATGGCGACCGTCAGGTCAGCACACGGCTCGATGTTGCCGCCGCAGTACTGGCTGATGGTGCCCTGATCGACGGCGATGCCCGTGCCGGTCCAGTTGGCAAGCCACGGGTGCGCCTGATTACCGACCGCCGCCTGATGGTCGCTGCCCGGACGGATCAGCACCCACCGGGTGCCGCTGTACTCGAACGCATGGGTGGCGTTCTTCTGATACCGCGTCTTGCCTCCGGCTGTGCCGCTGATGTAGTAGATGCCGTTCTCCGCACTTCCTCCCAGCGTAACGTGCGCCGAGTTGATGGTGCTTCCGCAGTCGAGGTTCTCGGTGTCGCCGCTGGGCACCGTGCCGACGGACAGGCCGTCGAAGGTGATGGTGCCATCGGGGGCGATGGGCACCGTGTCGTTCATCAGGTCCTCCGCCGTGACCTTGGCAGCGCCCACCACATTGCCAAGGCTGTTGCGCAGGTCGGCTCTAAGGATTGGGTCCGTCGTCTGAAGGTTGACCCCATCGAAGGTGGTGTCGGTGAGGAAGAGCTGCGTGATGCCTAACGCGTTGGTGTAGATCACGGAGGTCTGCGGCAGGTCGTAGGTGTCACCGCTCGGCACCTGTGCTACGTTGAGCAGGGTGTCGGTCGTCCGGATGTTGGCATCGGGCGCGATAACGGTAAGGGTCTCACCGCAAGGGTCAGGCACGCTGCCGCCATCCAGTTCGGTATCGTCGGTGTTGACGAGCGAGTAGCTCAGCGGGTCGCACTCATCGCCATCGGTGGGGCACGTCTCCGTCCACCCGCCATCCGCCACGCCATCGCCGACCACGAAGATGTCGACATCCTTGACCAGCCTATTGGCCGAGGCGGGCACCAGGTTGGTGCTGCTGGTCTGCTCGTAGATCTTGACGTTCCAGTTGCCGGGCGGTGCCAGCAGTACCTCGCCATCCAACGCGACGGGCGCCGTGGTCTCGGTGAACGTCAGGCTGATGAACGCACCACCGCTGTTGCCCGGCTCCACCACGCAGTAGGCGTTGCCACCGCGCTCGATGTCGGTGAAGTGCAGCAGCCAGTAAGAGGGCGACAGCGTCACCCGCGCCATCACCACAAGGGTGTTGCTCGCTCCGCGTTCAATCTGCACAGCACTCGCCGTATTGGTTCAAGTTGCGGTTGCTCTCGTCGGGTGTCCGCACGCCATATGGGTACTGCCACCGCGACTTGCGGGTGATGACGCCACCCGGGTACATCTTGTTGACGCGCTCCTCCAGCTCCACGTTGTCGTTGTAGGCGGGGTAGGTCGTCACGTTCTCGTCGAGGAACTTGATGAGCCGCTCGTAGCCTGCGTCGGCTGCGCTGCGGGCTTGCGTCACCTGCATGCTCAAGGTCTTGGCGTCAACGCTCTGGTAGTCGCCGCCATTGACGCTATGCACGCCGTTGGCCGTCGGCTCGGCATACATGCGCGGCATGCTGTTCTGCACGGTGCGCCATGACAGCGGCCCCTTGATGTAGGCCAGCAGCGCCAGCAGGTCCGGCTCGGTGGCGAGCGTAGGGTCGGCTTGGATGGCCGTGTCCAGCTCATCGTATAGCGTGCGGCCCAGCACCTTCTCCAGCTCCTCTTGTGCGAGGCGCATGAAGGGTGCCAGCTTGCGGTCGTCGACGGTCTTGCTCAGGCCGCACAGGGTGCGCACCGTGGCGAGGCTTATGATCTGGGTCTCACAGCAGGCCATCTGTCGGGGTTGTTGTTGGTGCAGGAAGTGACGCGGTCTGCGCAGGGATGATGGTGCCGCGCTCGTCCTCAAGCTCCGGCAGGTCCATATCGGCACGCAGCTCATTGATGGTCATGGTGCGAAGGCGGATGTTCTCCGTCTCGGCATCATCGTCGAACAGCTGCAGCTCGATGATCTCGGCGTTCCACACGTTGATGCCCTCGGCATTCATGAGGCGCACCAGGTCCTTGGTGATCATCTGTTGCTTGGGCTTCACGAAGCCCTCCATAAACTGGTCGGCGGCGGCCTTCATCGCGTTACCCGCGCTGGTCAGACCGCCCACCACGTCCATCCGGTACAGCAGGTCGGGCACGCCATAGCCGCGCACCACGACAGCCTCCGCCGCCTCGCGGATGGCATCCAGCTCACCGGCATGGTCGCCACGCTCCAGCACATTGAGCAGCGGCGCGTTCTCGTCCTGCGTGCCGAACGTGTGGAAGATGCCGCGACCGTTGGCACCCGTGTAGGCATCCTCGATGTCCTTGTCGTACTGGTCGAGGTCCTTTGTGTCGGCGCTGATATAGGTGTGCAGGTGGACGGTGGGCTTGAAGCCCGTGTCGATCTGGGTGCGGTTGAACACCGGGACCTTGGCCCATACCTCGGCGTCCGGCACCGCTGGCAGCCACCACGGCTCACCGTAGTAGTCGCGGTTCTGCTTGTAGGTCTTGCTATAGATGACCGCGCTGGGCACGCGCTCATCCATGCGGAAGGCAGGCAGCTCGATGGGGCGGTAGCGCACCACGGCACCACCACGCGCACCGACCTCCTTCCAGTTGGCGGACCAGTAGTAGTTGTTGACCTTGCCTTCCATCAGCTTGCCGCTGCGCAGGCGCGACACGTCAAGGTGGTCGACGCGGACGACGCCGCCGCCGAAGCCACGGCGCACCACCCAGCTCTTGGTGTTGGCGAGCGCGATGTCGAGCGCCGTCGCATGGAGGAAGTCCTCCTCGGTGGTGTCGCTCATCCACTCCTGGAACTTGCGCTGTGCGGCCTCCACCACATTGCCCTGCTCATCGACGAAGCGGACGCCACGGCCAGCAATGAAGCTCGCCGTCATCTCGATGCATCGCTGCAGGGGGACGCAGTTGTCGGCCAGCGTGCGCATGTTCTCGAGGAACAGGTTGTCGGCGCCGAAATACACCCACGGGTTGCCCGTGTAGCGCTCTTCCACAAGCGGTGCCGAGGTGCCTTCCTTTAGATAGGTGTAGAACTTGGGTACACTCATGGGTTACAAAAAGGGGCGGGCTATTAGACCCGCCCCCGATTTGTCGTTGGTAGGACTACGCCAGCACGATGAGGCCCTTGATGAACACCTTGGGAGCGCACTGCTGGAGCATCGCTACCGTGGAGTCCTTCTGGAGCATCTTGTTGGTCACCTTGATGGTGCCATACTGCGTGGACACGTCGAGCTGCACGGCGTTGCCTGCGAGCTTGTATGCCTTGGGGTTGGGCTTGTCTGCCATCTTAGTGTTGTATTAGGTGGTTACCACATAGCCAGCCAGCGTGGCGAGCGTGTCGGACTCATCCGTGTCCAAGAAGTGCGGGCAGTTCTCGCTCATGTTCTCGGCACGGATGCTGAACATGTTGCCTACTTCAGCCTGATCGGACGAACCGACATGGCTGAACAGCTTTGCTCCGCTGTCCTTACCGATGATCTTGAACACTCCGGCCTTCAGCTCGAGGATAGCCACGATGTCGGGACCGGCGAGCGACTCCATGAAGTTGCGGGCGGTGATGCCGAGGTCGGCCACCTTTCCGCTGAACTCATGGTACCAGCTCTTGGTCTCGGGGTCGTACTCCTCGCGCCAGATGACGCTGTCCTTGTCGAGCTTCAGGGCGAACAGGCCCTGACCAGCCTCGAAGGTGATGGCGTCGTACTGGTTGTCGGTGCCGGTCGTAGACCACGACACGATCTCGTCGAGGTTAGCCAGCCAGATGCGGTTGTGATAGACACCCGCAGCGACCTGGTTACAGTTATTCTCTCCGGCCAAGAAGCCGCCGGTAAGCAGTGAACATGCAGGCATGTGTGTGTGGTGTTGCGGGTTCACCGGCGCAGCCTTATGTGACTGCGCCGGTGGTGCCCTGAGTTATGTTAGGTGGCAGGTCCCCAGTACTTGATGGAGTTCCCGGACAGGTCGCGGAAGCCCACGCCAGCCTTGAAGCGGAACTTCCACCAAATGTTCTCCTCGTACTGGTCGAGGCCCATCACCACGTTGGTGAAGTCGCTCTCGAGGTCCAGCGCAGCGACGAAGTTGCCGCGACGGCTCAGGATGATGGTGCCCGTGCCGGTCAGGAAGTTCTGCGTCACCACAGGCACGCGGGTGCCGGGGAAGTTGATGGCGGCAAAGGTGCCAGCGTTCAAGGTGTCGAGGCCCGGCACCAAGGTGTTGCCACCGTAGAGCTTGTTGTAGTTCTGTTGCAAGAACAGGAACTCCTGGGGGCTCATCACGATCACCGCGTTGCCGCTGATGATCTCGGAGGCGAAGTCCACATCGGCGATGGCTGCGTTGAGCAGCGACACGCAGATGTTGTACACGCCAGCCGCGTCGGTGCCTGCGCTACCACCGCTGGTGGGCGTGCTGGTGCCTACGTTGCTCGTGCCGAACGTGGCGGCATAGATCAGGTCCGTCCAGCCGCTGGTGATGAAGTTGGTGCTGCCGGTCCACATGGCGGAGCCGATAGCCTTGCCAACCTCACCGGCCACGCTCTGCATGATGCCAGCCTCGAAGGCTCCCAGACCGGTGTAGTTCTGACCAAGGGTCAGTCCCTGCGCGGTGTAGTAGTCCTCCAGACCATGCACGCAGATCTGGTCGCGCACCAGTCCCTTGCTCAGGGTGATGCTCGACTGGCTGATGGTGCTGTCGTTGTTGCCGTCGATGTCGGTGAAGCACGCGGCGCCATCGGCGATGGTCACCGAGGTGGAGAGCTTGGGCAGCTTGATGGTGTCGGCCTTCACGCCGGTGATCACCTGCCCATACTGCCGTACGAACGGCAGCACGTCGTTCGACGCCACTGCGTCGAGGTAGAAGTCGAGCCGGGACTCATCGGTCCAGTTGCTCAACCCAGAATACACTAATGCCATTTGAAATGGGTTTTAGGGGTTAGTTCTTGTTGATGCCGATCTTGCGGTCCAGACGCTCAAGCGTCTGTGCCATGCGCTCGGCGTGCGCGTTGGCCGTGGTCATGGCGGGCTTCATGGGAGCACCCGGCACCACCGCTGCGGGCTGTGCGTCGCTCACCACCGGCTGCTCCAGCGGCGTGGCCTTGAGGGCCTCCACCTGCTGCACTGCCTCGGCTGCCTTGGCCTCTGCCTCGGCGACCTTGGCGCTGTCGACCTCGGCCTCGGCGACCTTGGTCTCTGCGGCCTCCACGGCGGCGTTGGCCTCATCGAGCTGCGCACGCAAGGCACGCACCTCGTCGGTCAGGGCGGCGACGATCTCGCCGTACTTGGCGGCGATGTTGACCTTCGCCTTGACGTGTCCGCGCACCGCTGCCTGCACGGCCTCGGTGATGCTCACGGGCACCTCCAGCTCGATGACCTCCTCGGCCTCGGGCTGCTGCTCGTCGACAGGGTCAGCGACAGGCGTCTCCTCCACCACCTCGGGGGTGGGTTCCACCACCTCTGGGGTGGCCTTCATGATCTCTTCCATAGGTTGCATTTTATCGAGGCTGGCTGCCACCTTCAGCGGGTCAAAGACCGCGTCGGCGAAGCCCATGTCCTTTGCTTGTTGGGCGGTGAGGAACGTCTCCGCCTCGAGCATCTTCTTGACCTTGTCCTTGCGCATGCCGGTGCGTGCGCTGAAGATGTCCACCTGGCGCTCGTTGATGCTGGCGAGGACATCCTCGCCCTGCCCCTCCACCACGCTGTACGCGTTGTGGATCATCAGGAAGGCACCCGCCGCCATCTCGGTGCGCCGTGCCCCTGCGCTGATGATGGCAGCACCGGAGGCGGCGATGCCATAGACGCGGACGGTGACGTCCTTGTCGCGCATGTAGTCGTACAGGCCGAGGGAGGCGAACGCGTCGCCACCGCCGCTCATCATGGTGATGATCACCGGCTGGTCCTTGAAGAAGGCCAGTGCACTGATGATGTCCTGAGCGGTGTAGCTGGTGATCTCGCCAAGGATGGCAAGCTCGACGCCCTGCTCAGACTGCTGACATCGGATGTTGGACGGACGCATGACCACAAAGGTCACGCATGGAAACAGGCGTATGGGCCGAACCTTTAGGCCACGGCGCGGCGCACGATGTACTGGACCGTGCTGCGGGCCATGTCGTAGCGGTGTGCGATGTCGAACTCCACCTGCCGCGTGCTGGTGAGGCTGTTCCCCACGCGCTCGTAGAACGTCTCGTACACCACGGCATTGCGCATCAGCCCATCGTTGAGCGCCCCACACTTGTAGAGGCTGTCGATGACCTGCTCCACGACGGGGCTGTCGCCGTGCTTGGCCTTGAGGATGGCGATGAGTTCTTCGCGGACTTTGCTCATAGTGTGCTTCGCTGTTCGCGCACGGCCACCCTGTTCTGGACGAGCCGGAGGCTCTCGATGGGGAGCACGGGCTGCAAGGTCATGGTGTTGGCCGCTGCGGCGTTCTGTGCCGCTAAGATACTACCGCTGTCGAGCGTTGCCTGCACCATGCCACCGGTGGCGTAGGACCCTCGGCCAGGTGCTGCGCCGGTGTACATCGAGCGCAGCGCGTCGAGGTTACCCACGCCGATGGAGCGGACGACCTCTTGGGGCAGGACGTACTCACCACGGTGGACCACGCCAGCGGGTTCATACTTGCCGCCTGCTCCCGTGTATCCACCATCGGAGAACCCACGGATGCGGGCCACGGCACCCAAGCCTGTGGCAAGGACACCAGCGATGGATGCAACACGCCCGACGGTTGCGGCAGGCTCCGGAAGCACCGATGGTGTGCGCAGGATTTCGGTGACTCCGAGATAGGTGTTGATTGCCGCCTGAGATATTGCCAGCGCCTTGCCAGCAATAGACTGCTCCTTGAATAGCTGAGACAATGACCCGAGCGTATCGCCTACCGTAACAAAGCTCTGACGCAGTGCATTGTTGGCTTCAATCTTGGCGTTCTGCGCGTCAATGTATTCCTGTGTGTTGCTCGACTGATTCTCAGCATCCTGCTGCCGAAGAAGTGCAAGCTCGGCTTGAAGCGCCGCCGTCAACTCAAGCTCGCTATCATTGAACTGCGTAAGCAATGCCGTGGCCGCTGCATACTTTTCTTCCAATGCGGCTATCTCAGCGTCGGCCTCTTCACCCGTAGGCAGTCCGGGTATCCCGCCACCGCCGCCATCGGCCGCATCCTTCGCCGCCTGTATGTCGGCAGCAAGCTTCTCGACGATGGCCTTTTGCTCTGCTGCGGCGTCCTCCGCCAGCGTGACCTCGGTGAAGTACTTGTCGCGGATGGCATTCTCCTCGCGCTGTTGAGCGGTGAGCTGGCTGTCGGTGAACGCGTTGAGCAGGGCCTCCCGCGCTCGGATGCTCTCGTTGAGTTCCTCCACCCCGCGCAGGCGCTGCTCCTCGCGCAGCCTGTCCAGCAGGTCGTCCTGCACCTCGACCACCTTCTCGGTGGCCTTGGAGGTCTCTATCACCTGCGTGGTGGTCTCCTCGGTAGTGACTAACTGCTGCTCCGACAGCTCGCTGATTTGCTTCTCTTGGTTGTACGCCTTGATGCGAGCGTCCAAATTGCGTTGAGCAAGTTTCGCGCTCTCGTCCGCAAAACGGGCCTGAGCCTTCAGCGCATCGTTTTGCGCGAAGAGGGAAGCAGCCGTGCTTGCTGCGCCTTCCCTTGTCGAGGTCGAGAGTTTCTTCGCATTCTTGACGTTGTCCTCTATCTGAGCGTTGAGCTTATCGCGTTGTGCTATCTGATCGTCGATGGCCTTCTTGTCCTCCGCAAAGCCCTTGCTGAACTCGCGCAGGAGCTGCAACCTGTCCGCCTCGGCCTGCGTCAGCTCACCCTTGAGCACCTTGAGCTTGAGGTCGTTCTCCAATATCTTGGCCTGCAACCCCAGCGTCTGCTCCCTGATCTTGGCGTTCTTGTCGATCTGGCTCTGCAACGCTTGGTTGGCCTCATCCGCCCGCGACTTCATCGCCATCAGGCCAGCGACCACCAGGCCGATAGCCACCGCGATGGCGCCGATGCCCGTGGCGATGGTCGCCGCGCTCATGGCACGCAGGCCGACGGTAGCGCCGGTGCTCGCCGGACCTATCAGGCCGATGGACGTGGCGAACGCACGCGCCGCCTTGGCACCCTCGATGATGCCCGTCACGCCCTGCTGGATGGCGAGCGCCGCCTGCACCTTGAGCAGCGCCTGCTCCACCGCCTCGCTCTCATCGCCGAACAGGGCGGCAGCACCCTG